GTTTAGGCCTCATTTACGCTGTTTTTACGCGTTAACTTGCCGTTGTAAAAGTTAACACGGAGTTGACACGGGTTCGGTTGACATGACCGTCCGCGCCCTTGCAGCCGCCCTTGGAATCACAGGGGCCGGGGCGCATAAATGCATCAAGCGCGGGATGCCGACCGACAGCATCGAAGCCGCTCAATCGTGGTATCAACGCAACGGACGCACCCGACTTTGCTCAAGCGCAAAGACAGTTGCCGCCGCCGTGGTCGCCAGCACCATAGCCACGACCCCGGCAGAAGCATCAGCCGCCACAGAAACATCTCCGGAGCCGCCGCCCGTCAGCGAACCGACCAAGACCTTTACTGACACCGACAACTGCCGCGAAGCCCTTAACGAGCAACGCCAGCTTCGCAAACACGCCGCCGCCCAAGTCGCTCGCCTGCATCATTCCGGCGACATCGAAGCCTCGCGCCGATGGGCGCAGACGCATCAGCAATACCTTGCCAAGCAAGTTGTCTATGAGCGGCAACTCCGCGACTTAATGGAGCGCGACCGCCGCACCATGCAAGTCGAGGACGCCGAGCGCACCTTTCGGCTCGTCTTGCAAGACGTTCGCACTATCGCCGCCGCCATGCCTGCGGCCCTCGCCGCCAAGGTCAATCCGCAAGACCCCGTCCTCGCGCAGAAGCTCTTGGAGGAATGGCGCGACAAGACCCTCTTCAAAGCCCTTTATGAAAACAAAGAACCTGCCGCTTGAGACCCTAATCCCCTACGCGGGCAACCCGCGCAAGAATGACCACGCCGTCGAGCAAGTCGCCGCCGCCATCAAACGCTTCGGCTTCCGTGTTCCGGTCTTGGCGAAGTCCGATGGCACGATCATTGACGGCCATCTCCGCGTCAAAGCCGCCAAGCATCTCGGCATGAAGGAAGTCCTGGTTGTCCTCTGCGACGATTTGAGCGAGACCGACATCAAGGCGCTACGCATTTCGATTAATCGCATGGCGGAACTGGCTGAATGGGATAAGCCCTTACTCGCCGCCGAACTGCAAGGCTTGGCCGACATAGGCGTCCCGCTTGAGGCAAGCGGCTTTGGCGATGCCGATCTCGCAAGCCTTCTTGCCGAGACGAAAGAACCGGACGCGCCGGAAGATTTCCCGGAAGTAGGGGAAGGCATCGACACAGAGTTTAAGTGTCCGCGCTGCGGCTACGAGTGGAGCGGGCAACCGCGATGACCAAGCCGCCCTATCGCGTCCCGTCGATGACGGAGATTGCCGCGATCCCGTGGAACGGATTCACGGCGGCATCGACCTTTAGCGGGTGCGGCGGGTCTTCCCTTGGCTACCGCATGGCGGGCTTTCGCGTCCTCTACGCCAACGAGTTTATCCCGGCAGCGCAAGACAGCTACCGCGCCAACGCCGCCGACTACACCTTCCTCGATACGCGCGACATCCGAACCGTTCAGCCGCACGACATTCTTGAAAAGATCGGCCTCGCTCCCGGCCAGCTTGATCTATTCGACGGCTCGCCGCCTTGTGCGTCTTTCTCGACGGCGGGAAAGCGCGAAGCGGGGTGGGGCAAGGTCAAGAAATACAGCGACAGCGAGCAACGCACGGACGATCTTTTTTTTGAGTTCGCCCGCCTCTTGCGCGGCTTGCAACCGAAAACCTTTGTCGCAGAGAACGTCAGCGGCCTCGTTAAAGGAACGGCCAAGGGCTACTTCCTCGAAATTCTCCGCGAGCTACAGTCTTGCGGCTATAAAGTCGCGTGCAAGGTTCTCGACGCGCAATGGCTCGGCGTCCCGCAAGCTCGGCAGCGGACAATCTTTGTCGGCGTGCGAAATGATTTGCCCGCAGAGCCATCGCACCCGAAGCCGTTGCCGTATCGCTACTCGGTCAATGATGCGAACGCTAACATTCAGAAAATTCAATCGGGATCGTTTTGTTCTGAATGGATGCAAGCAGATGTGCCAATGGGAACAATCGCCGCATCCGATGGCTTAAGATTACACAGAAGTCAATGTGAAGATAAAATCGGAAAAAGAAAATTTACTATTGGCGAACTTAAACGCATTTGCGGATTTCCCGATGACTTTAAGCTCACCGGAACTTACGCGCAACAATGGGAACGATGCGGTCGCTCTGTTCCGCCCGTTATGATGTCGCATATCGCCGCGACGATCCTCGACAAAATCCTTCGCAAGCTATGACTATCCCGCGCGATTGGACATTTAAGACATCGGACGTTGCCGGGGCTTTTGACCGCCATGTGCGCGAGCAGCTTCCTTGGTATGATTTAACGACAGGCGTTGTCGCTCACGTAGCGCGGCACTACATCCCGGAAGGCGGACGGGTCTATGATATAGGCGCGAGCACGGGTAATATCGGCATAGCTCTTGTCGATACGCTCGCCGCGCGGCAAGCCGAGTTTATCCCGATAGATAACTCCGCAGCGATGGCCGACATCTATTGCGGCCCCGGCGAGCTTGTAGTCGCAGACGCTGCCGCTTTCGACTACCAGCCGTTTGACCTCGCCGTTCTTTTCCTTTGCCTTATGTTCGTCCCGCCTGCGAAGCGCGCGGACTTTATCGCGCGGCTCCGTAAGCAGCTACGTCCGGGCGGGGCGATCATCGTCTTTGATAAGTGCGAGCCTGCGAGCGGCTACGTTGCCACGGTTCTCTGGCGTTTAGCATTAGCCGGGAAGGCGGCAGCGGGGGTCGAGGCCAAGGAGATACTTGCCAAGGAGCTTTCCCTTGGCGGCGTGCAGCGGCCTATTTCGCCGCGCGAGCTTGATCCGGCGACCGAGATATTCCGCTTTGGAGACTTTGCTGGATGGGTCATTGAAAAATGACGCTAACGGCACAGTTAGAACGCAGCCTGCGCGATGTCTTTGCCCCCATCGACAATCGCAGCGTCTGGGAATGGGCCGAGGATGAGATCGTCTTAACTCGTCGCCAAACCGAAACGCCGGGGCCGTATTCGACGCTGCTCACGCCCTACGTGCGCGAACCCTTGGAGTGCTTTGCCGATGCGCGCGTCACCGACCTGTGCCTGTGCTTTGGCACACAGACAAGCAAAACCACTGCCGTGATGATCGGCACAGCTTGGCGCATGGTAAACAACCCTTTCCCGACTCTCTGGGTCATGCCTACCGAAAGCATGGCGCGCAGCTTTAGCGAGAACCGCTGGCAACCTATGGTCGCAGATTGCCCGCCTTTGGCAGCAATAAGGCCAAGCAACGTCAATCGCTTCAAGACGATGGAGCAGCAGTTCCGGGATGCCACGCTGACTTTTGTCGGCAGCAATTCGCCTAGTTCGCTTGCGTCACGACCGGCTGGCTTGCTTGTTATGGACGAGACGGATAAATTTGCCGAGGCAACCGAGCGCGAATCTTCCGCCGTGGCCTTGGCCGAGAACCGCACCAAGAGCTACACCAACGCCCTTCGGGTCAAGACTTCGACGCCGACTATTCCCGATGGAGAAATTTGGACGGCTTTCCTTGCCGGGGATCAACGCTACTACTTCGTGCCGTGTCCGCATTGCGGCGAGATGCAGCGGCTGGAATTTTCGCAAGTGCGCTGGGACAAGGGGGCCAAGATCGACGGCAAGTGGGACGAAGATCGCGTGCGACTCTCGGCGCATTACGAGTGCATTGCTTGCCAAGGCAGAATCACGGACGGACACAAAACCCGAATGCTACGCGAAGGGGAATGGCGCGCGACCAATCCCGCCGCCTCGCAAGGGCATCGCAGCTATCACCTCAATTCGCTTTATGCCCCGTGGCGATCCTGCGGCTTTGGCGCGCTGGCAATCAAGTTTCTGCAAGGCAAGGACACTCCGGCAGACTTGCAGGACTTTAACAATTCGACGTTGGCGATTCCATACGCGCCGATTGATGTGAACGTGCGGGAGGATAAAGTGCGCGCGTGCCGGGATAGCGCGTGCGAGTGGCAAAAGATTCCGGCGCACTGTTCCGGCAACCGTCTTGCGTATTTATTTCTCGGTGCTGACCCCGGACAAAATCAAACGCACTGGACGGTTTCCGCCGTGAGCACGGCGGGGGAAATTACGCCGATTGATTGCGGCACGGTGTTGTCACCGGAGGACTTGATCGCTTTTGTGCAGGAGGACAATCCCGCGCGCCTGCGCTACACGGACACGGAAGGCAACGAGGTCTTCGTGCAGCGCGGGCTTATCGATAGCGGCTACCTCACCGAGCGCGTTTACAATGTGTGCTATGCCACGGCTCCTGTCTTGTGGCCGAGCAAGGGAAGTGACGCGGCCTTCGGCAAAGACCCGGTGCGATACACGCGCCTGCAATCGCCGGAAGGTTTGGGGCTTTACACCTACATCGACCACACGCTCAAAACGGAGTTTTACGATTGGCGCATCAATCGTCGCCGATCGCCGTTGTTCCGTTTGCCGATTAACGCGCCGGATGCGTTTATCGCGGGCTTGAGCGGGCAGCAACTCATGACAAAGCGCACGGCAGGCGGCACGGTTCAAACGTGGAAGAAGCTCCCGCATGACCACTACGGAGATTGCTGCAAACTGGCACTCGTCAGTTGGCAGATTTTGAAGGGAAATTTCGTCACGGACGCCGCCCCGCCAGAAGAACCAACCGCGCAAACACCCTAAAATCAAAGGGTTAGGGTGGGGTAAAAAAAAGATGAAAAAAGGTGAAAAAATCCCTTTACAAAGCCAAGCGATTGGCTTAACTTGTCCTTGTTATGAGAACACAGAACACCACAACGGGCGCGGGGACTTCCGCCGCGCTTCCCATGCTCTCCGAAATGCTCGGCAGTCTGCTCAACTACGGCAGCGTTCGTCGCAAGCCGCAGTCACGCCGCAAGGTTGTCGCGGTCATGCCGGACGGATCGGAGACAACAATCAGCAAGTCGCGCGGCAGCGGCTACAACTTGCCGGATCGCCGTTGCTTCACATCGCACCTGTCCTCGGCCAAGCAAGCGTGGATCGACGTGGGCGCGACGATCAAGACCGTCACCGCTTAATCAATCGCAACACCCAACCACACAGAACCATGATCACCAACCAGCGCCGCATAGCAAAATCAGCAAACACCCATTGGCTCATCAGCTTCGTCAACGGCGAGCAGATGATCGAATGGGGCTACAGCAAAGCCGCAATCATTAGCCTCATGCAGTCACGCTACGGCTACACGCAATGGGTCGAGTTTGTTCAAGGCATCGACCCGCTCACCCCGGCCAACGATCCCAACCGCAACCTCAAATAATCAACCCCACAGAACCATGAGCAAAAATACCACAGTCAAAGTCAACGTGACTCTCAGCGTCGATGCCGATGCTTGGATGTCCAACTTCGGAGTAATGACGCGCGACGAACTGCGCGCCGATGTGAAGGGCTACTTCGCGGAGCACTGCCGCGCGCAGCTTGAGCTTATCGGCTGCGAGGCCAAGCCCGAAGCGATCAAACTTGAAGGCCCGTATGTCGGCTGACCTCCCTCCCGCCCCCGCGCGCCGGGGGCGGCATGGGACGCCAGAACGGCGAACCACGACCAGCGGCGGCAACCGATGAAACATAGAAAGAACACAGAACAATGAAAGAGACCCTTACACCACACGAAGTCGCAGAGCGTTTGTTCCGCGACGAGAACGCCAACTGGACATTCGCGGGAGCCTTGGCCTTGGCCGAAGCCCTTGTCGAATACGAGGAAGGCAGCGGCGAGGAAATGGAGTTTGACGCCGTGGCAATCCGCTGCGATTTTTCCGAATATAAATCCCTTCAAGAATGGGCCGCAGATTATTTCGGCACAGATAGAGATGGCCACGGCTGGCGCTGCCATTTGGACGTCAGCGAAGATGCCGACCAAGACGATATGAACAATGCCATTCGTAGCTATATTACAGATCGCGGACAACTGATTGAGTTCGACGGCGGGATCATCGTATCGTCATTTTGAGCGTATGAGTAAAACCACCAACATCAGCAAAGCCGCCGCCGCCCTTGGTCGCAAGGGCGGGGCGGCGGGGACGGGCAAAGCCAAAGCCCGCAGCAAAAAGCATTACAGCGAAGCGGGCAAAAAGTCCGGGGAGGTTCGTCGCCGCAACGCCGAGCTAAAGCGGCTTATGATTGAGAAGGGCGAAATCGACAAGGCGTGGGCAAAAAAGCATCTTATTGTAGATAGTTGACCGGGGGCTATTTGACCGATTTCTGGTTTGTGGTAATCTCTGCGCCAATGAGGCAAATTTTTTTCCCGCGTGGCCGTCATGGGCCACGATTCACCAGACGCTAAACGCATAGACGATCAACTCGCGCATCACGCCAACCCGCTTGACGATTACCGCGTCGGGCCAGAGTTGCCGAAGGATGCGCTGTCGGATTACTGCCTCGACGGGATTGGACAATTCCGCGAGCAGATGCGCCGCGACATGGCCGCGCTCATTGCCAAAGGCGCGGGCATCGACACCATCTTGATTTATCTGCAAGGGGTCATTCGCAGCGGCGTGGAAATTGGAGCCGCCGAATGGATGGAGCAGGAGAACGATCCGGGTTCCTGCGCGCGGGGCGAGGATGCCGCGCTCATCATTTTGCAGACCGTGACCGGGACGCTCATGGGCGAGGGGGGTTATGTGCGGGCCTCGGCGCGGCAAATCGCCATGCATGGCTACGCGCTGCTGTTTGCCCTTGGCCGCACGCGCATGACCGAGACGCAGATTGCCGAAAAGTTCGGTTACACGCGGGCGAACGTCAGCGCCACGGTGCGGCAATACAAACGCAAATTTGACCTGCGGCAGTCGCGCGGAATGAAGTCAGACCGCGCGGTCGAGGTCTATCGAAAACGGGCAAAACAAGTCCACAACCAAAGAAAAGAAACACAGAACAAATGCAAAACGAACTACAACTCAGTCAACCGTCTCTCAACCTTGAAGTCTGCATTGATGCAGCAGCTTGTGCCGCAGAGCTAAAACGCTGCGCGGAGGAGGCCGACAAGTGCGCGGCGATGGCGCAAGGATGCGCGGAAATCGCAATCCGCCATGCGTGGAACGCCGGGGCAATCTGCAACCACGCGAAGGAAATTGTTCCGCATGGAACATTCAAGGATTGGCTGGAGGAAAACTCCGGGGATCGCGGATACCACACGATGCTAAAATGGATGAAGCTCGCAAAAGTAGATTTAAATCAACTTTTGCAATCTAATCCGAAGGGCTTGCAGGACGCATACAAAACGGCAGGCGTGCTACCAGAGGGCGAGCCGAAGCAAGAAGACGGAGAAGGCGACAAGGACAAGCCGCCGTTCTCGCTATCTTTCCGCACCGTCTATCGTCTCCCGTCCGAGTGGAGCCGCGATGCGGCAAAAGATTTCCTTTATGAGTTCGACCGCCTCGCGCGTTTGGCCGTGCAGTTGAAAACGGAGTTCGGCCTGTGAGCGCGGATCGCGCAATGCCCGTTTTGCTGTTCTGCTTCGCGGCGATTGGCTTTGTCTGGTCGCTGGAAGTAGTGGCGCGAACCTTTCGCCTGTGGCTTGGTTGGTAACGAGCGCGCATTGACATTGAAAGAATGGACATGACCTCCGAATTGGCAGGAATCAGAAAATATCTAAAACGCACCAAGTCTCTGGCTCAGCTTCAGACTCTTGCTGACGAGCTGTATTCCATCGCTGATTCGGAGGTCACTATCACCTCGACGGGCTTTGAGGGCGGCAGCACATCGGGGCAGGCGCGCAAATACAGCAAGGCCGATATGCTTGATGTGGTGGAGGACTTGATTTCCGAACTGACTCCGGGGTCTGGCGACGAATTGCCAATGGCGCGCAGGCTGATGGTTCACGCTGACTGGTCAGGATCGCAGGCTCAGGTTTGACACATTCGCCGCTTTCGTGGCGGCAGAAATCAAAAAATCAAGTTGGGGCGGAAAGCGCACTGGGGCAGGACGCCCGCGAACGACTACGGCCCGCGCTGCCGCTTACGAAGCCGCCGAGCCGTTTAGCCGGGGCAGGACGTTTATTTATATGCCCACGCTGGAAGCGCGGGACGAGCTAACCAACTGGTCGCGCTCGGAGATTCAGCGCAAGGCGCGCTGGCTTTACAACAACGAACCGAAAGCCGCCCGACTTATTGACGGCATATCGCGTAACGTCACGGGCAACGGATTGTGGCCGCAGGCGAGGACAGCCAACAAGGAGTGGAACCGACTTGCCGAAGAAGCATTTGAAGACGCTTGCGGACGCGAGGCATTCGGCTTCGACGTAGGGGCCGAGGTCAATTTCTACGAGGCGCAACTTTACATCATGCGCCACGTTGCCATCGACGGCGACTTTTTCGGGCAATTCATGCTGTCCAGTTCCGGGCGGGCCATGATGCGTTTCGTCGGGGCGGAACACGTTGGCAACGGGCAATCACCCCTGCAAGACGAGTGGCGTGACGGGGTGCGGACGGACGCCTATGGCAAGCCTACGCAATACCGAATGCTCACGGACATTTGGGGCAGGAACTGGCGGGACATTTCCGCCGATGACGTTATTCATTTCAAGCGCCCGGTGCGGCGTGGCTATACGCGCAGCCCCTCATGGCTGGCGCGGGCAACGGCGCATCTGCATGACGCGGCAGATATTACGAGCTTCAACAAGCAATCGCACAAACTGGCAGCGCAAACCGCTTTCGTCATTGAATCACCAGAAGCGGGACAGCTTGGCATGGGAGCGGCCTTGCGGAAGGTGGAGGTCGCAAGCGGATCGGTAACGGTGGACAAGCTCTATTCGTCGAGCGGGATCATGCAGCTAAAGCCCGGTGAGCGGGTGCAGCAATTCAAGAACGAACACCCCGGATCGACCTTCGAGCCTTTGATGAATTACCTCGCCCGCGACATTGCCTATTCGATGGGAATTTCGCCCGAAGTGATCTTCTCGCCGCAGGGACTTACTGGCCCCGCCATGCGCGCGGCCTTGGTGGACGCGCAGACGCTCTACACCGAACTGCAAAACTGGCTGGTAGAAAACTTTTGCCGTCGCTTTTGGAAATACTGGATTTGGCATGAGATTGAAGCGGGACGCCTGCCTATGCCGGGGGAAGATTGGTGGCGCGTTGAATTTACCCGACCCGCTCGCAACACGATTGATTTCGGACGCGACACCAAGGCCATGCTTGATATTGCCCGCGCCGGGGCTATGTCGCCGCGCCGTTTTGCCGAAATGCACGGCTACGATGCCGAGCAAGAGGATGACGATATTATCGCAGCCTTTGTTCGCCGCAAACAGAAGTGCGAAGAAGCGGGCGTGACGCTGGAGGAAGTGTTCCCGCCAGCGCCGGGATCGCCCGTTACATCTCAGGGGTCGCAGCCTGGCATCGACGCTTCGGGCGACACGTCCAACGACGATGACGCCGATGAAGCGGACGGCGGTTCAACTCCGCCCGACTCCACCGCGCTTTGACACTAGGGGCCAAGCATGGCCCAGAAATGGTATGCTTTTAAGAACATTGCCGAGCAAAGCGGCGAGGTTGAGCTTTCTCTCTACGACGAGATCGGTGCTTTCGGCGTTGGCGCAAAAGAGTTCATTGCCGAACTCAAAGCGCACAAGGGTCAGCACATTCACCTCCGCATCAATTCCCCCGGAGGGGAAATTGTCGAAGGCAGCGCAATCTACAACGCGCTTACCCGTCACGAAGGCGGGCTGACCGTTCACATCGACGCTCTGGCCGCAAGCATGGCGAGCGTTATCGCCATGTCGGGCAACCCGGTGCTCATGGCCGACAACGCCCTGCTGATGATTCACAACCCGTGGACGATTGCAGCAGGGGAGTCGGAAGACCTCCGCAAGCAGGCCGACTTGCTGGACACGATGAAGTCCAACCTTGTCCGCGCTTACCAAAAGAAAAGCGGCATGGAGGAAAAGGCCATTGCCAAGCTGATGGATGAGGAAACGTGGCTCGATGCGGTCGAGGCCGTGGCCCTCGGCTTTGTTGATGCCATTGAAGACGGCATTCCCGCCGCCGCCAGCAGCAAAGAAATGCGTGCGCGGTTTGACACTTTCGCCAAGGCCAAGATGCAAAACACCGTCATTTCCGAAGCCGAGGTTTCAGCGCCCGCCGCTGATCCCGTCATTGAGGAAACCCCCGTTTCCGTCGAGGTGGTTGAGCCCGCTACCGAAGCGCCCGCCGCCGAAGAGATTGCGTCCGCGACCGAAGAAGCTCCCGCCGTCGAAGAGGTCACCGCGCAGGAAGTCGCTTCCCCCGTGGCTAAGGCCGATCACGAATTTGCCTCTGCATTGCTCAAGGTCAGCGCCGAGCGCGACAGCTTTAAGGCCAAATTTGAAGAGGCCAACGCCGTAGCGTCTGCCGCCAAGGCCGAAGCCGCTGAACTGCGCGAGCAGATGGCCGCGAAAGATGTTTTGCACAACGCGCTAAAGCGCAGCCTTGGCATCGCCGCCGCCGTTGAGGTTCCCGCCGTTCCTGCCGGGGAGCCGATCAATCTGATCGAGCAACTCAACAAACTTTCTGGTGCCGAGCGCACCGAATTTTTCCGCAAACACCGCGCGGAAATCATCAAACAAAACAAACACTAAAAAGTCATGCCTAACACCATCGACACATCGCTCAACAACGAGCTGGTTTCCAGCGCGGTTTTGAACGCATTCACTTCCGAGATCACCCCGATCCTCGGATTCTCGACCAACTTCTCGGATGCCGTTGGCAGCCGTGGAGACACCGTTCATGTCCCTTACGTCCCGGCAGCTTCGGCGGCTCTGACGTTCTCGGATTCTACGGGCTACGTCCGTCAGGACACCACGCTCAACAAACGCACCGTCGAGCTTAACCGCCACCGCTTTGTCACTTGGCGCGTTACCGACCTTGAGCAGACCCGCTCCACGGCGATCAGCCTTGAGATGTTCGGTCAGCAAAAAGGTTTCCAACTCGCCCGCGCCGTCTTCCAAGACATTCTCTCTTCGGTGACTGCCGCCAACTACGGTGCCGCCGCGTTGACCTCGACCGCCGCTAACTTCGACAGCAACGATGTTGCTGACGTTGCCTTGGCCTGCGATCTGATTGATATGCCTTCGGCTCCTCGTAGCCTCATCCTCGGCTCGTCCTACTACTGGGCGCTCGCCAAAGACAGCGGCATCAAGTCCTCGGACGCTTTCGGTGGCCCCGAAGCAATCCGCGAGGGTCGCATCCCGAACCTCTACGGCTTCAACCTGTTCAAGTCGAACTTGGTTCCTGCCAACGCGCAGAACCTTGTCGGCATGGCGGCTTATCCGTCCGCGCTGGCGATTGCCATGCGCTACCTCGCCCCCGCTGGCGGCGGTGGAGACGGCGTCTACCGCGCTGTCACCGATCCTTCGGGCATCACCCTCGGCTATCGCGAGTTCTACGACAACGACCTCGGCGAGCGCATTGCCGTCATGGAAGCCCTTTACGGCTACTCCGTGGGCGAAGCCTCGGCCCTGCGCCGCATCGTCAGCGCCTAACCGTGGCCCGCACAGCACTCATCATCAACGCAAGCGGGGCCGTTCACTACGGCCCCGCCACTGCGGCTGAGGTTCGCCAAGAGTGGGACACGTTGAGGAAGTTGCCCGTGGGTGACTCGGCCTTTGAGCTTTGGGAGTCTGACGGAGGAAGACGCCGCACGATCAAAGTTGAGTTGCCGAGCGAAGCGAAGAAGAAACGCTAATTTGGTTGTCATTGCTACAGCAGCGCCCCGGTCTATTCCGGGGCGTTTGCTTTTTTGACAGAGGCACAAGGGCAATGAATCGCGCGGGCATTACAGAGTTTGCCAAGGTCATGGCAAACACGCTCAACGAGCTTTACGGCAGCACCGTGACCTATGCCGGGATCGACTACCAAGCGGTCGTTTCCACGGGAACGCCAGAGCTAAACCTTGACGCTGGCGGGTTTCAATCCCCGGTGCAGTTTGTTGTCCGCATCCGAAAAAGCGACTTGCCCGAGGACAATCCGTTCCAAGTCTGGCAGCAAGGCCCGCCATCGCCCAAGTCGGCTATCACGATTAGCGGCAAGACATATTACATCTTCGCCGTGCGTCAGTCGTTTTCGGCGCTGTCGCAGGAATGGATCTTGGAGGTCGGCACGCCATGAACCCCGTCGAAGTAGAAAAAGGTGTTGCGGGCTATTTGCGGGGATTAACCGCACTTCCTGCCAACGTGCAAGTTCACGAAGCCGTCACCGCACAAGACGTTGATCTGGAAAAGCGGGCTATCGTCGCGCAGGCGTCAAACTTGGAATTTCGCAGCCCGACTTGCTTTGTCGCTACGGTGGAAGTTTCTATCCGCACCCCGGCGCAGATATTCAGCCAAAGCGACCATAGCGATTTGGTTGACGTTGTTGCCAAGGCGCTGGTCAACAACTCCAGCTTTACGACCGCTTTCAATGCCAGTGTTTCAAAAGTGGACATGATCGGGGCCGCGCCTCCTAATTTTCAAGCGCCCACGTTTGCCGACAGGGCATGGCTTAACGTCATCACCGTAGACATCGGAGTCGTTGATGCGCCATGACCAAGCTCGAAATAGAAACAGAGAACTTCCGCAAGGCATTTTTCAAGTTTCAATCGACGAGCAGGAAAAGCATTGCCGACAATTTGAAGCAGCAAGGCAAATTGCTGCTGATTGATTTAGTGCATCGCACGCCGCCCTTCGACTTTGCGGGCAAGCTGTCCGGTAAGGCTGCACAAAAGCGCGGAGAAAACGCTATTGCCGGGGATCAGTTTGGGGGCCGAACCGTAAACGTGGGCGGGTTTCGCGCCAAAACGCGCGGCTTCTTCATTGTGAGCGATGCCATTTTGGACGCGCCAATATCGAACGCCAAAAAGAAAAGGAGCGGCAATTGGTGGGATAGCGACATGGACAAAATCGTGTCTATGTTTACCGACAAGAAAGGCAGGGTCTACGGGGTGGAAAAAGAGCTTTATCGACCCAATGCCACGGTGGCGGAAATGGTTGCTCATCGAAACAGATACAGAAGCAAGGCAACCGGACAAATGAGCAAGGCGGGCCTGCGAACGCGCAATGTTGGTCGGCGGGTGTTTATTGATCGCATGGTGGTCAAAAAATCCGCCGCCGATAAGTTCCTCAAGTTTCTCTACAAGCAGGTCGGCTATATGGCCGCTGGTTGGGCCAAGGCCGCGACTCAGCTTGGCGGGGCTGGCAAAATCCCTGCATGGATTAAGCGCCATGACGCGCCCGGACACGGGGCGGTGGAAATCCGTGGCGATGATGTTCAGTTAGTCATTAGCAACAAGAACGTATATCCTGCCTTGCAGGGGATTGTCGAAAGGCGAGCCGCCAGCGCCCTCAAAAATCGCGTTTGGGCGATGACCAACCGAACCGAGCATTATCTAAAGAAAGATGCGAAGGATTCTGGTTTTGCCGTAGGCGGCAGCTAACAGGCCGCGTCTGTTTGACATTGGCGCAAGGAGTATGCCAGCGCCCTATAGCTACGGAGTCGCAAGCGGCTTTTCCAAAAGCACTCCAAAAACATTTGAGTATCTTCACGTTGCCGACAACACGGGCGATGTTAAGGAAAGCATCCTCAAATACACCCGCACCGAAACCACAAGCGAGACTGTGGACAATACCGTTTTCGGCGCCCCTACGATCGGAACAAACGAGGTTCTGAACGCCACGATCACCTACAGCGCGGACGAGCAGCTTATCGAGCCGCGCAGCGCGGGGTCTGTTCCTCCTGCGGTTCGCCAATACAACCCTCGCGCGGAAGCTTCCGCGACAGTGTTGGGCGAGTTCACGGCCTCAACCTTTACTTTGGACAGCATTGTTTTCAAAACGCTATCTCAGGAAAAGTCCGAGACATCCGGTGACGTTGTTAAGACCAACCTTCGCGGCATTAAATACGGCGAGGCGGGCTCTTTAACCCTTGGCTCTATTGCCAGCGGCGGAACCATTCGCGTCGAAAAACGCTTTAGCAACACCGACTTTGTTCGCAACGTCACGACCACGGTTGCCTTCGCCGCTTCGTAATGACTGCCAAAGAACACGCCGAACGGCTGCGCGCAAAATACGTCACGCTGGCCGATATGGACGAGCACAACTTGGCCCATCGCATTCAATATGAGGCCATCGGCGCAAGCAACCCGAACGATCTGGCTGCAAAACTAATCAAAGGAAGCGCCTTGGCTTCTAATGCGCCGATTGATGAGCAAGCTTGGTTTGAAGCGGTAAAGCTCGCCAAGCCTGCCGCGCCGAAATCTACAAAAGACAAGGCGCATGAGTAGGGAGGCAGCATGGATGCACTTGCTGCCGAAGCATTCTTAAACGCCGATCACCGTGTTTGCGGGTTGCGGCTTCGTCCTCTTTCCATAGGTCATGCATTTACTCTGGAGGCCATAGGTTCTCCATTTTATCACGGGCAAAAAGGCGACCTTGATCAGTTGCAACTTGCCGCATGGATCTGCTCGCGGCCTCCGCTCGCTCCCATTCACGCAAGGGGGTTTCGTTTTGCTCTGTGGCAGCGCACGGCATCACGTTTTGACTTGGAGACAGAAGCCGCGCGTTGGTCGGTTTATGTCGGGGACTACTGCTCGCCTCCGCAAATGTGGAACAAAGCGCCCAAAGCTGGGGAGGAGCGCCGAGAGCATTCCCGCATACCAAGTCAGATCATTACCGTGACAAGGCTGATGCGTCTTGGAGTTTCCGAAAAGCAAGCGTGGGAAACCCCTGTAGGCATCGCGGCTTGGTATGAGGCGGCATCTTTTGAAGCCGAAACCGGAGAGAATTTGGACATTGTTACCGATAGCGAGCGCGTTGCCATCATTCGACAAAAGCTCAAGCAACACAGAAAATGAGCGCGGACGTAACAGTAAGGATTAAGGCGCAGAATGATACCCGCACAGGGTTTCAAGAGGCGCTGAATGACGCAAAATCTTTCGGCAAGCAGGCTTCGGGCGCAATGTCTGCAAGCGGCCCGGACGGCGGCGGTCTGCGAAAGGTTCTCAAAGGGCTTGGAACTGATCTTGCTCAAGCATCGACCCCGGCAGAAGCGTTTCAAGCTGTGGCTACTCGCGTGGCGTCCGCTTTCGGTAAGGTCACGGCGGTTGTCGGCGGCTTTGCTATCGGACAAGTCATTGCGGGTCAGTTTCAGAAATTGTCGGAAGGCGTTGGAAGCAGCACTAAAAGCCTTCAAGAGTTTTCGGCCAACTACGAGTCGGTAGCCAATGCCACCAGCATGGATCAAGCCATTTCCGGGTTTGATCGACTACAAGGAAGCATAGAGGCGGCGAAATCAAACTTGTCTGCGCTGAAGTCGGATTTTGGGGCAATGATAGCAAATGCCGCAATGGGCGGCATGGCTTTCCGAGAAATGGAAGCGGCGATTAAGTCCATGACTGTCGCCTCTGCTTCTGCTCTTTCCGGTTCATCTGCCCTTCAGCTTAATCAAGCGCAGCAGCAAGTCGGCGCTTTTCAATCTGGCGGCAATGACGCTGTAAAGGCACTGGCCTTGCAGCAGCAACGAGAAAGAGAGATTGCCGCGCTTGAGCAAAGAAAGGGAACTGATCCGCAGGCTAATTTCTTAATTGAAAATGCCATAGACGATGCGCGGGCAAGATTCGTGCAAGAAGATAAGCTGCGGTTCCTTACGACCGCTTCATCGGCGCAGCAACGCACTGCCGACATAGACCGACAGACGGCGCAAATCGGAATGACGCCACAAGAAAGGCTGGCGCAAGAACGGGCCAACCAAACCCGTTTGCAGGGCGAGGTTGTCGGCGCATCGCAGGGAGCGGAGTCAATGCTTGAAATCTCGGCCCGCGTGGCCGAGTTGAACGCTGAGATTGCCAAGAGCAAACAAGTTCAAGCGCAACTTGAAAAACAAATAGCCGACGAGGCCGAACGAAACGCCAAGGCACAAGCCGCCGCGCAACGCAGTGCGCTTGCCTCAACGCAATCGCAGGCAATGGCGAACAGGCGGGCGACAATGACGCCGCAAGAGCAGTTGGATTTTGAAATGCAGGGATTGGCCGACTTGGAGGGTTTTGTCGGGCCAGAAGTAGAAGCGCAGAAAGAAGCGGCCATCGGGCGCATCATGGCCTTGCAGCAGCAAATCCAAGGTCAGGGCCAAGGCGCTTTGGTTGGCTCAATGGGCGCAAGCTCCCTCCAACGCATCGGCTTCGCCTCAAACGAGTTTTTCGACACCCGGCGCAGGGAAGACCCAAACAAAGAAACAAAGCGGGCGGCAGACGCGGCCAAGCAGATTTACGAACTCCTCAAAAAAGGCGAGCCGCTGGTTCTGCCTGCATCTTCATAAAATCACATGGCACAATTTGAAACAACAGGCGGCGGGTATATCGACAGCGGCGACCGCAAGGTTCTTCGCAAGGTCGTAGTCGCCACGGGCGGCGAGCTAATCACCGTCCCGCAAAGCGAGCAGGGCTTTCCGCTCTCCAACGTCAGCGTAAGCGAAGACGCGGGCGGCGTGCGTAGGGCCGTCTTGGAATACAGCCAAGGCGGCGAGGGCGGGGCCAGCTACAACGCCTACGGCAAGCGCATCGAGTTAACGGGCGGGACGCGGGAGGTGCCGATTCAGACGCACCCTAAGTTCAAAGACCTGACCGAAACGCAGTTGGCAGCAGTGATGACCAAAATAGAAAATCCCGTTCCTGACGAGTGGGCAATTTTCGCAAACGAAACGCAGCAACTTCTCTACAACTTCCTACGCAAAAAAGTCGAATATGCGCTGGCCCCGGCGGTGGTTGGGCGAGTCAGTGAAATAGAAAGTGCGCTGCCCAGCCTTTCACCAATCGCCAAAGCTGCCGATCCGAGCGAGCTAAAAGCCCCTACAGGCACGTTTTGGGTTTGCACGGCCATCACTGCGTCACCCATCGGCAACCGCTACGAAGTAACGCGTGAATACACGTTAAACTTCAGCGATTGGGAGGATGTCGAAACGCTTTATTCTTGGTAAGTCATGGCCGACTTCGCCGCAATCCGATTCCAGCCAAGCCGCCCACTCTTGCGCGAGCTTTCGGCGGATCGGCTCAACTCAATCTTAGCCGAGATTCGGCGCAACAAACCCCTGCCGGGGCGCGGCATAACCGTTCGCCAGACAGGCCAAGGCACGGCCATTGATCTGGCCGCATCTATCCCGCGCGGCGGCGGCGGCACCGCATCCACCCCGCAGCCGTGGGACTTAATCGCCCGCGTTGATCCCGACGCCGACCCTGAAGACGAGAACCCTCCGTATCTGGTCACGGTGCGCCCCGGCACGCTCAATGGATTTTTGCCATCCAACTACGACACAGAAGGCGCAAATGGATCGGTGGATGTTCCATGCCTCGGAACGGGACTTTATTACGCCAAGGCCGTCATCACCACAGACGGGCAGGCCATTACGGAGGTTGAGGTCAAAATCGACACAACCGCACCCATCGAACAGCAGCCGCAGCCTTACGCTTTGGAGGAAACCATTGAATACCTTTTTGGCCTATTCAGCGAAGGGCAAGTCTATCGCGTGATTGCGCCGGGACAAATCACCTTGCGTCCAGAGCAGTGGTTGGTCACGGCAGTTGATCCGCCTGCCGCCCCCGGTGAAGCGCCCTACACAATCTACTACCGACTGATGTGATCCAGTGGACGATTCCAGCCGAGTTTGCTGTTACGAGTTCCGCTGAAAGCGTTGTCACGCAAAGCGCGACCGATACGCAATTTAGCACAAG